TATCACTTGCTAGTGTTGCTTGATTAACGGTTTCAGCTGAACTCATAAAAGAAAAACCAGAACGTCTATTTTTTAAATAACACATTCCATAACTTCTTTTATCTGCTTTACAAGCTTCCCAAAATATATAAAACAATCTATTAGCCTCTCTAAAATCAGGGGCCCCAACGTCTATCTTACTCCACTGTAAGTACATATAGTGTGTTCCTGTGATATAAGTTGGCTTACCATTATTCATAAACCAAAATCCTTCTTCTCTTCTTTTAAACTCTTCGTCTATATACCCGTAGTGTTTTTCTTTAAAATCATCAGGAAAATCCTGCCAATCAAACACTGTTTTTATTTTTTTAAAAGCCGAATTAGCTTGAAACTGTTTCCACTTTTGTTTTGACTTTATATTACTGCAAGAGTATATTTCTTTAGGCTGCTTGGGTAAAGCTACTCGTAAACCCTGAATATCAAGAACCTCACCAATAATGCCCGTCTTTGATATTACAATAACATCAGCTTCTTTGTTATAGCCATACTCCCACTTTTTAGACTTATTAAGTCTTTTAATAGTAGTTAGCTTTATAGGCTCTACTGTTTTATATAATGTTTGTTTGTAACTCATTTTGATCTACCTTCTGCGAAACCTTTAAATGTTGTTTCTTTTTTTTCCTCATCTTTACCATCAAGCATATTTTCTTCTTCGTGGATTCTATTTAGTATTTCAAACGCATCGAATATAGCTAACTTCTTTGTAGCCGCGGCGTTCTTTAATCTATCTGCTGATATATCTTCGTCTGAATCAACTATTTCTTCTCTAGCTACTTTAATTAATTCTTCAACTGCTTTGTGCCCAGCTTGGATTATATTCTTCTTCGTTTCCTTGATATTCATATTTAATTGTAATAAATTTATTCATAACCCTGTATAACCTTTCTCCGTTTATAAAATCTTCACACTGAGTCCCTGGTCTAAATCCCACTAGGTCATTTACACAAAAACTACCATCAGAATACTTTACTACACCCATAGACTCCTTTTCTAAGCTCAAGCTGAATTTATCTTTAGATTTTATTGGTTTAACTAAAGAGTAACCATTTACAGCATTCCATAGTTTGTTTGATTTGTATAAATATATTTGTTCTTGTGATATTATGTATTTATTATCTTCCCAATAAGAACTACTGTTTCTTTCTCTACTCTTAACGTCATGCCATCTTCTAAATATATTGTGATGTACTATTACTTCATCACCCACGTTAATAGGTGATTGAAATAATAGTGGAGTAGCGATTACTTTTGCTAATCTATTTACATACTGATGGTTGACTATTTCAGTATTAAGTATTAATTCTTTATTACCAACTCGGGCGCTGTTATTATAACGATCGCCAATAGGAGTAATAACATAGTCTTTATAAGCTTTCATTAATACTCTAAATTGTACTCAACTGATATAGCCATATTTTTATTAAAATCTTTCCAGGGTATAACTATATCTTTTTTTCTTATATAAATACAGTACTTATCTTGTTCCTCTATTATATCACAAATTTGATGACCGCCGTAAACCTCCTGGTCTACGGCATAGTGCATCGAATCATTTTTATAGTCTTTACCTATAGTAATTTTTCTTATAATATTACTTTTCATCACCTTCTGGTTTAGGCCAATTTATGGTACCATCCTCTATGTTAACGTCATAAGTACCATATTCTTTTTGCAACGTATCTTGAAACAAACCTATTCTATCTTGAGACATTGATAGGTTGTGAAGCACTGTATGCTTTTGAGCCTCGATCTTACCTATATTAAACTGCATTGTATTTACAGAGTTAACTAGTTTTTGTAATTGCTCTAAGTGTTTGTCTGATATTTTTTCAGCTCTAGGTTTTACCTCAAACTCTTTTAATGATTCTGCTTTTGTTCCTTGTTCTAAATTTTCTTTTTTTGCCATTGTATTTAATTTTATTTGATTATTATTTATTTATTAATGATAGTATTTTGTTAACAAGTACATCATAACTTGTGTTATCTCCGAACCACTTAATGCCTTGTTGTAAGCTAATAGTTCATAATATTCTCCTTCGTAGTTACTGTCGCTTACACCTCCTGAATTAATACTTCCTATCGTCCACTTTCCTAAACATAGTATACCACTTTGTAAATCAAAAGTTTTAGATGGTATTGTTTCCGTATCTAAAGCCCCACTAAAGTTTGTCGATAGATACATTCCATTGCTACCACTTCCAAAAACAGCCATTAGTGGTGTTATGCTATTTAAAACAGTACCTCCAGTTACAGACCAAGATGTTCCACTAGCACCCTCATCATCATCTCTATGTATAACAGTAAAGTTATCGTTTATCGGATTTGTCCTAGCTTCAAAATAAGTTTCTTGAAGTCTACCAACTTCCCCAGCTATATAACTAACTGGCTTTAACAACCAGTGAACCTTTCCACTAATACCAGTTGGATTTGCTGAAGATGGTTTTATAACCCAAAAAAAGGTTAGTTTAGATCTATCAAAAGGATTAGTGCTAGTATGGCTATTTGAAAACTTATTAGTAACCGTGGTTCCTGCGCTCGGGGAAGGGTAAAATCCATTACCTTGATAAAAATTAGCATTAGGGGTTAATTTGTTTCCATTACCACCACCGTGACTAATAGTATAATTAGATCCAGTGCCAGATGAGACCCAACCTGAAGTAGCCTGTAAACTTGCATTATCATCAAAATCAGCATAGCTAAGACCATTAACACCGTTTAATCTAAACTTAGGAGCTTCACCACCTCCGTCATCACCTGGTTCTGACGCTGAGGTTTGTGCTCTTAAAAATTGACCAAGCCTACCAGGAGCACCAGCTTTATTTTGTATTCTACCTATATGATCGTCAGGGCCAATTGTGTTTAGTCCACTGTTGTCCTTGTACATTGTAAATTGATCAGTGAAATCATACCAAGCTATGCACGAGTCAAATAAGTTAAGCTCGTCCATTATAAGTGGTGGTTGAAGCGTAGAGTTTTTAACTATACTTCTGCTCCATGGCATGCTTATATTATTACCCAGCATTACAGCCCAAAATAAAGTATTACAGAACCTTGTTGTAGATGAACCTTATTCCACCTACCGTACATTGTTATGCCGGCTGGGAAAAGATTTCCTTCGGCCACTTCTTCAGCGCCAACTCCATTTTCAGTGATTTGCGTCTCTGTTCCAAAGTATGCAACATTATCTTGATTAACTTGATCTAACTCATTAAATTTACAATCATTAACTACTGTTATAGCTACCACAACTTTATCTGTCGGGGGTGTGAAAGCATCTCCGTCATCTAAAAATGCACTACCCAATCTACCAAATCCGTACTCAACTGTATTATCTAAATATCCCATAGTTTATTTTATTTAATTATAACCGTCAGTGTAGTCATCTATCATCCAGCCTTTAGTTAACGTTAAGGTGCCTTGGTCAACTGAATACGGTTCTATACCATCTTTAGCTACAGTAACATCTACCATGTCAGATGCGCTCGTGCTATTATGAGTGCCATCGTTTTTACATTTTTTAAAATTCCATTTCTTGTAAAACTTATCACCAAGAGTACCACCATCAGATGTTACATATATACTCATGTTTCTTATAAAGAAAAAAGCTCCACTTTCTGGCGTATCACCACCTGGGTTCCAAATAACTCTCCACGTATCTCCATAGTTACCGTCGTGATCGGCTTTAGGCACAGTAAAAGTATACTCTCTTAAACCCTCAGTACCTCCAAATGCGCTGCCATTTTCCTTCTTAAGATAAAGCGTTCTAGCGTCACTTCCATTTGTACCATTATAGGCATGCTCAAACCTAGTGTAAACAGCATCATAATCTGAGTTGTCATCCCATTTTGCTGGAGGATAAAGCTTTATTTCAGCAACTAGCTTTATTTCATCATCTGTATGTTTTGTTACACCTGCAAATATATCTGTGAATTGAAATCCTGACGTACTTGTTTGAGTGGCAGAAAAATGCCCTCGCATACCACTACCGCCACAAGGAGTACACTTAGTGCTGAAAGATAATCCTGATCCTAATCCTAATACCATTATTTTCCGAAATAACAGATTATACCATTAGCGTTATCAGTTTGTAATGATACATGTGTCCACCTACCATATATTGTTACTCCTTTTGGAAACTCGACAACAGCGTCGACTACTTCACTACCACCACTATCATTACCACTAGTAATACCAAAATAGCTATTAGTTTTTTCAGTACCACTGTATTCTATTGGTATAGCGTTTGTATCTACTGTTAAAGCACTTAGTTTAACATCGTCTAAACATTGTACAGCAACAATAACCATCCCATCTGGTGGGATAACAGTATTGCCAGCTGTTTGAGAGTGAGCACTACCTAGTTGCCCAAATTGATATGATACCTCTTGTGAATTCATAATTTATTTATTATTTTGTTGTTCATTCTTTTTTGACGATCCGCCGAAAAAGAAATCGACTACCGTATTAACTTTTGCGCTCATAGCTCCGAATATTGTAGAGATAAAAC